CCGACGCTGCCCTGTACGAAGCAAAACGGAGAGGACGAAACCAGGTGCGGGCGGCCGGTCCGCACCTCCTGGACTCGTCAGTTGAGGAGCCTCGTTCTGCGCTGGGCTAAACGTTAGCAGCTCCCGCGAATGAAACGCTGAGGTCGGGGCTCACATTCTACCAGCAGACGCGACACGTTTGAACGCTCGCCGGGATGGCGGGGTACTCATTAAGGTTTTGCTCCCACACTGGAGCCTGGGCTAAGCGACCCGGGACTGGCTGGAGGCAATGGAGATGTCGGGTTCGGAAGATGATGCGTTCGGAAGGCTGAGCCGCGCTGCCGTGGAACTCGCTCAAACTTTGAAGCGACTGGAACCAAATTGCAATGCTGAGAGCCGACTAGCGGAACTAATCTCTGAGCTGGAAACGCAGGAGAAAAACGAAGAACTGCTGGCCCGGCTCAAGAAAGCAGTCGGGCAGCTAGGCGGTAGCTATGAACTGTTCAATGCAAAAAAAGCCCCGCCAGCCGGAGCCAGCGGGGACGCGTTGTGTCTGCTACAGGGAAAGCGGAATCAGGCAGCTCGGCGCTGGCCCCAAATATCGACCATTCTGAAGGCAGCTTCCAAAGATGCTACCTTACAAAGAATGTTAATGCCGCGCGAAAGCGGTGCATCACTGGTTTCGAACACGAAATACCCATCAAACCCCAGATGCTCAGCGCCAGCATCAATAATCGTTTGACGTGCAAGTCCTGCGATATGGATACTTCTGTGGTTGTCGATTCTTACCGAGGCAAGGATGTCTTCCATCGCATATTCACCGGCTCAACGGCGCCCCGACCCAAGGATTTCAGTCAATGATCTGGCGCTCTTTATGGTTTCCTCTGACACAGCCCGAATGGGCATTGTACGCCGGGCGAAATATCCCCAAAAGCCGCCAATAATCCGTTACCGGGACGTGAGGTCGCTGATTTGCGAATATTTAGCAGATCCAATGAGGCGCGTTAACCGCATTGTTGATGCCGAGCAAATGTTTCAGCAGCGCATCGATGATCCCGCAACCCGAGACCTGGCGCGAGATGACGCAAGGCACTCGATCGAGGTCCTTCACTCGCTTCAAGGTATGGGAAACCAGTTGGCGCCTTATGACTTTCACGCCGCTCCGCGCGACCAAGGTAAGCTTGTGCTTTCCGGTGTCGAGGTGTCGGTGCGAGCTGATCTCCTGGTCCACGGCACTGCACGAGGGGTGCAGCAAATAGGCGCCGCCGTCCTGCGAATGACAATGGACGATACCGACACTGAAGCGGCGCGCCAGAAGCGCAGAGAGATGGGTCTCTATGTTGCCACGATGGCTCGAATGCACGTTGATCAGAATATCGATAGTGACCGCATGCCGACCAATCGCCTCTGTCTGGCGATCGACGTGCAGCACGGGGAAGTTTTCGTTGCCCCGAACTCGAACACGCGTAGGACGAATGACATCGAAAATGCATGTCGCGTAATTGCTGCGCTCTGGCCGAGTCTTTAGCACTTCTAAGAAAGCAAAAAGCACCCCACCGACCGAGGCCGGCGGGGGCGACAAAATCGATGCAAAATATAACCAGAAATATTCCTAAGGAGGCCGGCGAACCTCTCTCTGGTTCTCAGCAAGCGCTTGCACGGTGGCTGTGAGCGCTGAGACCGAATTGGACAGTCCTACGAGCGCATCCTGCATCCGATCCATGCGGGCGAGCATTTCGGACTGGAAGCGGGCACCTGCCGCGGCATCTTGCACCTGCTTGGTTTCCACTGCGATAAGCCGGCCGCTTACGTCTGCAGCTTTCTCGGAAGCTGACGTCGCGGAACTCTGCGCAATCGTCACCTGCGTTCGGATGGTGTTGAGCTTGTCCTCCTGCCAGTTCGTGTAGAGCCAGAAGAGCAGCCCGATCGTCGGCAGAGCGAGCACCATGGAGATCCGCGCTATGGCAAGAAGGATAACGCTCTCGGCAAGCTTGCGAGCAGGTTCATGCATCTCATCATTCCTCTGGTCCAATAGCCCAGCCCCCGCCTTTCTTTAGAGTTTAGGAACCGGCGCCTGGTTAGCCTCTTCCCAGCCGTCTCGATCCACCCACTACCAATCGAGATGGTCAGGGCTGGCGTAGAGGCTGCCCCCTCTCGCGCCGGCCCGCTTGCTCAGCGCCAGCAACCTCTTGCCGCACCGAAGGTGTTGTGAGCCGCAACCTGCTCGGCAAAGGGCCGGTCATTCCGGATGATGAAGTCACGCGTCTGCGCGGCCGGCGTAAGCTGTCGCCAACCGTCGCACTCACTCACAGGTGCCGGCGTCTGACATCCGGCCGCCAAGAGCGGCGCAAAGAGCAGCATCGTCCATATTGCGAATCGTCTCATCGGTGGTGTGCCTCTCGCGAAGTAGATCGATCGAGCGTTCCAGAGCTTCCCGGCGCTCCGATTGCGCGCCAGCCCGGTAGGCCATGACATGCGAGCCGATCAGGATGCCGGCCACGACCGCTCCGATGCCGAGCCGCAGCCAAGTGCCGAGGCCGAACATCACGTCCTCCAGCCCCAGCGCTTGGCCAGCCAGTAGCCCCCCTCAGCAAGAGCCGCTGCGACAATGCCGAGCGCCCATTGCAGGAGGGCGGCAAGATCTGGATCATCGGCCAGCATGTGCCCCATGTCGGCAGTGAGAAAGCCGCCTAGGACAAGAGCGCCGGCGATGTATCGAAGGATGATGCGAGAGAGCGGGCCGAGCATCAGAACAGCCCTCCGAAAAATGCGGTGATGTGATCCCAGGCGGCGTAGGCAGCAGCGGCAAGCGCTGCGAACAGGGCTGCAATCGCCCCACCTTTGCCCATTGGTGCGGGTTTTGGTTCGGCGGGCGTCTTAGGCCCCGGAGAGGGCGACGGCGCTGTGTGTCCGTTCTCGGCTGCTTTCGCCACCTGCAGCACCATCTCGAACTCAACAGGATCGACAAGAGCCTTGTTCAGCCCGTCGCCGGCATAATAGCTCTGCCCTCTCCCTACCATCCGCGTTGCGCCACGTGTGGCCGCCAGAACCGGCAGAGAGGCCCATTCCTGAGCCAGGCGCTTGCCGAACTCCTCCTGGCTGATTGTGCCAGCCATGAAGCTTTCGTAGCCCCTCCGCTTCAGGAGGTGATAGCCGAGCCGGTCCTGCAAATCGGGATCGAAGACCTGATCGCCGCGCAGATGCAGTTCCTTGGAAAGGTCGATCAGCGTGGCTCGCATGAACTGATAGCCGCCGGCCGCGCTGGAGCCGTGGTTCTTCGACCAAGACTTCTGCGCATCAACGATCTCGCCGATCGTCATGCTGGTGAGCGGTTTCGCGAGCTTGTTCTGCTTGTGGGCATAGATCACGTCATACGACGCGCGATCCTTCCGCCCGACCTCAGTCTTACGAATGAAGTCGAGCAGGATCGCCGCGCCGGCGGGCACGGTGCGGTCCATGTCGGGTCCTTTCGGATCAGAAAAAAGCCGCTCTAAAGCGGCTATGAGAGAGCGTGATGGTGAGGCGTGCGGCTAGGACTTCAGCGCACTGGACCATTCATCGATACGGGCCTCAGGAACCATAAAATAATCCCAATAGGCCGCATCGCAAACTTTCTGCCATGCTTCAGGAGTTCTTATGGGGTTGCCCCACAAATCACCCAAGACGTACCCCATGGACCGAGCCTGCTCGTAAAGTGTCATCGCCGTGTGGCCGTAAGCGCTATAGGCCGGACGTCCGTATTCGACACTGATGATTGGGCTGCAACGGCGGATAAGATTACGGCCGCCTTCAAGCACGTCTATTTCTGCGCCCTCAGTATCGATCTTGATATAGTCCAGCCTCCACCGCCACCGAAACTCTTTATCGAGTGTGCTCACCGGAACTTGGATCGTCTCGGTTTCAGGGTCGGGGATATTGTAAGCCTTCCGGCGTAGTCCTGACTCTTCGGGTGCATTGCGAACAAAGGTGAAGGCTGCTCTGCCTGGGGTACGACTTAGCGCCTTCGCATAGACCGAACAGTTGGAAATGCGGGAAAATCTGGAGGAGAGTGCAGAAGCCATGTGCGGCAATGGCTCGAAGGCAAAGACGCGACCACGCGGGCCCACGGCCGCTAGGAAAGGCCCTGTGTGCCGTCCGCCGTGGGCTCCAATGTCAATGACGACATGGCCTGGTTTGAGCAAGCGACTATACGCCCGCTCCAGCAAGCTTTCGTAGTCAGGCACAGCCCCCTGAGCGTGAGACCGAGCATATTGTTGAGCCATCTCTACTGCTGCGGTCACCTGCTCCACCCCTCCCCAGAACTATAAGTTTCCGTCCACGATCCGCTGTGCTCCTACCGCCGCGTCGTTAACCGCCGCCGCAGCAAGCCCGTTTGTCATGTTATTGCGGATGGCATAGTAGTTTGCGCCCGAGACAGTTGCAACCAGGGCGCCTGCGGTGACGGTCCGAAAGTGGCGCGCGATGACATTCCCAGTCACAATCGCGCCTGAAACGCCGGAGCCTATAGTAATCAAATTGCCTCCTTCGGCGTCGATAAATACGTTGTCCTCGACAAAAACCCCTTGAACATTGCCGTTCGTGAACACAACATCTCCCTGTGTATTGACGAAAGTGTTCCCTCTAACTCGAACAGCTCTTACTCTCCCACTGTTGGCGGTGAAGATGTTAAACGCCATCACATTTCCGCTCAACGCACCAGCAAAGTAGCCGTTGTTGAAGTTGAGGTTATAGAGCTGGGACGTCGCGCCATCGCAGGCAATCTGTATCGGGGCGCGGAACACGTCGAGCTGCCAGCCGCCATCGAACCAGACATCGCACACACGAGCCCCGCTAGAGGACGATATGGTGATGCCGCCGTTATAAAAAATTGTACCAGGCAACCGGATGCCCGTAAGCAGCGAATTGGTCCCAAACCCGTTTATCCGCATGGAAGTGGCGCCGGTAGCCGACGCGACGAACTGGCAGTTCTCGATTTCCAAGTCGGCAGTGGTTTCGCCGTTAATAGCTTCGATCTCGAGCGCGTATGCGTTGTCGTTCGTCTGGACCCAGCCACCTACCTTTCGAAGAGTAAACAAACGAGCGTTCTTGACCTTCCAGCACGTATCGAAGTCATAGACATTCACGTCTTCAAAGATACCGGCATTGTGAGATCCCGCATGGATTGGCGCCGCAGAGCCACCGATAAGAACACCTATCGAGGCGCTTGTACCGGCTTCCGGAACGACCCGGAAACCAGCAATATGACAACCATCGAATGTTATCTCTGACGCTCCACCGCCGAGCTGAATTGCCGCTGTTCCGTTCGCTGTCGTGAACGACGCCAACGCAATGAGCATCGTCGCGCCGGTACTTCCCTGACCTCTCCATACAGGCCGGTAGTTGGACTTCACGGTGGACTTAACAGAACGGCCTAAGCCGTAGCTCCCCGCCGATAGCTCGAAACATATTTCTCCATCCGATGACATGGATTCTTCCATGCACTGCTGTGCAGCGTTGAAGGCTGGGGCGTCGTCCGACGTGCCGTTTCTCAGAGCACCCCACCATTCGGGCCTCGTGTAACGAAGCCCGACCACCTTACCTGTCCCGGTGGTATTGAAGATCTTGCGCGGCGCCGACGACGGCAAGCCTTTCCAAACGCCAGCAGAAACCTGACCGCGAATGGTGAGAGTCACGCCGTTGGCAATGTCCAGTTGCCCGCCATTGACGAAGAGATAGTTCTTCCCGCTCGGCCAAGTTGCCGTCGAGGTGATCGCAACCGGCCGGTCTATGATGATGTCGTCGGCCAGCGCATGGGCCGTATCAAGGGCTGCTTGCGTGTCACCGATTACGCTGAGGTGGAGAGGACCCGACGACTTCGGCAGAGCAAGCGCCCGATCGCCGATAGCAATCCAGTCGATCTCGAAGGTGTTGACGCCAATCTGCGACAGGTCAATGCGAAAGCGCGTTATTGTGCTGGTGATCCAGTCATTTCCGCCCTGGGTCAGATCGGCCATGTCCCATTCGAGAACCTGCCACTGGGACAGATCGGATGGCTCGGCGATCTTTTTGGAGTAGGAGCCCGAAAACCCATGGCCGCTCGTAGAATAGTAGATGGTTCCATCCCAAGTGCCGCTGCCGGCGCTGCGACGAACGCGCATGCGGATTTTACTGAACAGCGCGCCAGGGATAGAAAGCATAGGAGAATTGAGCTGCGGGTCAGAACCCGTGACCAGGGTGAGAACACCTCCTGCGGCGGAGATGGTACCATTGATAGCCGTCCAACTTTCGACAGAGGTTTCAAATCCCCACTGCCGGAATGAACTGAAGGATACGTCCCCCAACTTCGGCAAGGTGATCGCCCGGTCGGCTACAACGGCGGCAAATGCCTGCCAGGCTGACCCATTCCAAATGCGCATCTCGCTGCTGGTTGTGTTCCAATACAGCTGCCCACTCGATGGGGTTCCTCCGGCCGCAGTAGCGGCGGCATTGTCCGCGAAGGAGCCGAGATATCGCCTCTTCATGTCGTTGAGCAGCGTCTCCATCTGCGCAACGAGGGCGGCGCTCGCTTGGTCGGTGAGCAGCCGGAAACTCGACCCATTATCGAGGAAGAGATACATCCCCCCTGCAACAAGACCGCCAGCCGTAAGTTGATTGCCCGAGCTCGTCAGCAGCGGCTTGCCGTTGATCGTGACCGGTCCTGTATTGGTCTGCTGGATCTGTATCGAAAACAGCGCAAGCCCCGGACCGCTCGGTACGGGAAGGTTCGGAGTGGCGGTGATCGCGTTCGGAGTGCCCCCGGTGACCGTATAGCGGATCAGCAGGTTCGGAAGGTCGATGTCCCCGCCAGCACCGGCGATCAGCGCTATCAGGACCTGCCACCATTCCGAAAGCAGCTGGCGGATCTCAGGCTTGCGCGGGTCCCATTTGCCGGAGGCGGGAATGCCATCGGTCACGAAATCGCGGAACACGTAGTTGGGATCGCGATCAAGGGCCATGCCAAGTTCTCCAAGTGAGATTGCGCCGGCGAGCCGCCAGCGGGATGAGGTTTCGGATTCGTGAGGTTCGTCAGGGTGTGGTGGCGGTGGCGCTCGGGCCCCAGGTGCCCACACGGCCCTTTTCAGTGCGCAGGGCCATCTGGAATTCGTATTGTGTGGTCGCCGCCAGTGTTGGCGTCGTGTAGGTTTCCGCGTCCTGACTGAGCGGGCCGACCGTTGTCCATTCCGTGTCGGCTGTCTTCTTGTAGCGGACCAGGTAGCGAAGCAGGATCGAGGGCGACGGCGAGAACGTCAGTTCGGCAACCGGCCCCGGCAGCAGGTTCACATCCGGCGCGGCGGGAACGGGGATGCTGTCGTCAACCTCGCTTTCGTCCGATTCTGGCGCATCGCCCTCTTCCTGTGCCGGGTCCCACGAATAGGCCGCCTGCGGCATTGATTGGACCTGGATGGTGACCCCTTGGAGGATGTTCCCCTCGCCGATTACAAACCGGAAATCCTGCACCTCGAAGACGCTGTTGATCCCGAATGCTGGATATTGGATGCGGACAAAGCGCTCACCGAAGGCCGCGAGGCCGCGAAGATTGCACTGGAAGTTTGCCACCCAGCTAGGGTTCGCTCGGTAAGCCTCCAGCTTCATCAGCCGCCGCGCCTGGCTGTGCGACGGGGCCATGTTGAACTGGACGTCCTTCGAAATTTCCCCACGCTCCAAAACATCGTCGGCGTCGACCCATGGGTCAGCATCGGTAGCCTGGTAATCCTGCGTTGGATCGAGGAAGGTCGCGCGAATCGTGTTCGCGGTCTCCATGATGTTGCGACCGCGCCCCAGATCGGAAAAGCCGGTGATAGCGTCGGGCCCGATGATGACGGTCGGCTCCTGCCACTTTCCAATGTCGAGCGTCAGGCCTCCATCCGGCGTGGGAATGAGGCGACCATCACAGGCCGCGAGCATGCGCCCGAGGACATCAGCCGGGCGCTCGTCAAGCTGGTAGGAGCCCCAGAGCCGATAGCGCGGCTCTGTCCCGCCTCCCTTCAATCCTATGGGTTCGTTCGACCTGATATAAGCCTGCTCCCACCCGGCCTGGGCTAGAGGCGTCGTGAAGATGCTATGGGGCAGCCGCATGCCATCGGCATGGCTCATGTAGTCTCGTATGACGGATGCCGCTCGATCGTCCCAGGCGACAACGCCGGTCAAAGGGTTCTGGATAATGGCACCGCGCAGGACAACCCGGTAATTCGTGTTGATGCCGTTCGGAAAGCGCGAGAGATACACGCTATCCTCTGAAGCGAACTGCTTGGCATAGAGGCTGGCAACGCCGTCCCCTCGGTGGGCTGCTGTCCATTCCGGAAATGTCGCTGTGAGCGATCCATAGGCCGTTTCAATCGGCAGCCCACGCCGCGTTTGGATAATGACCTTGTAATCGCCGCCGTCATACCAAGGTTCCTGTTGCACCCCGCCACCGGGTGCCAACGTCACCTGATGGTCATCGATCCAGTATTCTTCGATGCCATCGATTGGGCCTTGGCCAAGCGCCAAGACCTTATGGAAATTACCGCTTTCCGCCTCAGCGAAGACCCAGGGACCGGAGGTCTTGACCCGTCCGTAGTGCCGCACGCGTGGCGCCGTGGCCTGACGATAGGATTGCTGCACGTCTTCCGGCTTCGGTTGCTTCGGCCTGTACAGCGATGATGCCAGAGCCGATAGGCCAACCGACAAACCAAGCTGGACGGCGGCACCGAGAAACCCGAGCGCACCAATACCAACGAGACCGTTGGTGATGATGGCCGGAGCGCCGGCATAGAAAAGCAGGAGCGCGAGAGACTGAGGCATCAGCGCAGGCTCCAGGCTTTCCAGACGGCTTCCTGCGGGGCCGAGAACAGCCCTTTTTCATCGCGGCCGACCCACATTGCCCCCGAATGGATTGCGGCGCAGAGACGCCCATCATGGATGATCAGGCCAACATCCCCGGCCTGCGGCGTCTTGGTCTTCGGAACGCCGGCAGCGCGCGCCACCCGGTTCACCGCAACAGCCATGCCGCCGGGTTCCGAAAGCCACTGGCGCACATCATTGTCCGTGAGGAAATCGCGCCCGTATCGGGACAGGGCGGAATAGCCCTTCACTTGCTGAAACCAGCGATCGACCATGCGGCAGCACGCGCCGGGGTACGCCGGAAGCGCAGCCTCGGCGGCAAGGAATTCCTCGACGGTCACGGTTCAATAATCCGGGTATTTGAAAGACTTGAAGAGAAGGCTTCCGACGAAGGTGAAGAACTTATCGCCGGGCGAGCGCCGCTGCTGATCGCGATCGGTGTAGCGGCCATAGGGTGGCCGGGACCGGTTGAAGAACGCGTTCTCGGCCTGCATGGAGATGGACTGCACCGCGCCCTCGGTCCCCTGCATTTCGGTTCGCGTGATCCGTGGCGGCTGCATGAAACCCCACCAGATGCCGATGGGAGCACCGACCGGCTGCCAGTCATCGGCAAACAGCTGGAGGAAGACAGTGACGAGTTGCTGCGTAATGTCGGGTGTTTCCTCGAGTGCCTTGGCGAGGAAATCTGTGGCCTGTCCAGGGAGACCGTTCAGCTGAAAAGTCACCGTCTCGGACGTCGTGCCGGGCGAAATGGAAAGCCCGTCGATCGAGGCCGCACCATAGGCCGGTTTCCACGTCTGCCCACCGGTCACAAGGTCCGTGTTGCCGTTCCAGATATAGATGGTTTCCGACTTAAACTCGAACTTGGCGAGCAGATCGATGCGGACCTCGCGTTCGGATAGCGCCGCGATCTGCTCTGGCGTGAAGAAGGACATCACACGTCCTCAATGAAGTTCACGGTCGGAAACGACCAGCGCCCATAGTCAAGCGGAAGATCCATCTCCCCGTCGCTTGCGAGTCGCATGCGGCATACCGGGAAATCGAACTCGAGCCGCGCCCCAACACTGGCAGCCTCTCGCGCCGGCGGACGGAAGGTGATTGCGGCAGTAGTTTCGGAGGTATAGTTCACCGTCCTCACGCGATACAGTCGCCCCTCGATGCTGAAATGCTGCCCCGGCTGGATCATGTCTGCCGACTTGATGGAGATATTCGCCGTCACGCCGCGCAGTGGGATGGAAGATGCCAAGGTGACATCGATCACGCCGCCCTGATACATCGACCCGTCGCTAAACGGGCTTTGATCCGAGTGGGGCACGGGGTCGTATAGCGCGAGCTCGTCTGCCTCTGCCGGGACCGGCTGATACCAGCGCCAAATTGGAACGAGGATTGAGATCAGCCGTCCTTCAAGCAGGTTGTTGATCGCCCTCCACGCGAGCACCTTCTGATCGTCTACAACGGGGATACCGGCATAGGTCGCCTTCCAAATGCCGGCATCGGACGCCACCACCTGAGATACACCCGAAACGCTCGATGGACCCGCCAACGAACGCGGTGCAATATCGATCATCAATTCGCGCGGGGGGAGCACCCCTAGCGGCCAGAGAAGTGTCGCCATTACAAGCTCCGGGATTGCGCCTGGGCGATCATGTTCGGCATGGACTGCTGGACCTGCTTCACAGCCAATGCCGCGCCCGCCTGGCTGGCTTGGGCACCCATGTCCGTGATCTGGCCTTTGATGATGCCATTATCGTCAACAAACACACCGCGCACGATGACTTCGGCTATGCCGCCGCCCAAATCCTGCCCGGGCTTTGTGATGCTGACCGTTTCATCAGGGGAGGCTCGGAAAGCAACGATCTGACTGTCAATCCCGCCGGCTCCACCTACCTGAAATTGCCCCCCATTGGCAAAGCCAAGGAGGCCGCCGAGGCTGCTGAAAAGGCCGCCCAAAAAGCCGCCTCCTCCGCCTAGACCCCGGCCACCGAATAGGGATTGAAACGCCTGGTTCGCAAGCATGTCGGCGAGCTTCGAGAGAACTTCAGAAAGCGCTTGCTTCACACTCTTCGACCCATCGATGACGCCCTTGAAGGCGCTCCCTATCGACTGGCCTATTTCTTGCCCGACATCGCCGAGCTCTCCCATTTTTGCACTAACCTGATCGACAGATTCCGCCGCAGGCTGAACCATATTCGCGTCAAGCAGCCCCATCCATTGGCCGATCTCCGTCACCATGTCGGGGATGAAGGAGTGCCCGACGACCGCGTCATAGAGGTCATAGAACTTGTTCTTGACGGCTTCGACCTTGGAGGTGACGCCATCCCAGATTGAGTTCAACCGGCCCGTGATCCATTCCTGAATGCCGGTGACCATGGCTGATACGGCCTCGATCGCTTGATCCTTCATCTGCACGACAGCCGTGCCGAAGGCCTGGATCTTCGCCTTGGCCTCCTCGCCGACCGAGATCAGGAACTCGTTTACCGCTTTCCCCGCAGCCGAGATTTCAGGCCAGAAGGCGATAATCGCGGTGGTGAGCGCAGTTATGCCGGCCACCACCAGAGCGACAGGTGCTCCAACCGCAGCAATGCCGGTCGCGAGAAGGCCGACAGAGAAGACCACCGGTCCAAGGGCCGCAGCCAGCCCCCCGATTATCGTTCCCCACTTCAGAAGCTCTGGGTTCGTCTCAGCGAGAGCATCAACCCATTCGGCCACCTTCGACACGAAGTCGGTAACCATCGTCAGGAGGCCGCTGTCGGCAATGGCTATCTGAAGCGTCTCGAAGGCGCCTGAAAGCTTCTCCAGTTCACCGTTGAAGCCCTTGAGGCGAGCAGCCGCCTGCTCCTCGGCGGACGCCTCGGCGATCTTTGCGCGCATCGCATCGAGACCATCCGCGCCCTGCTGCATCAGCATGATGGCCGTGCGCATCGCATCCACGCCGAAGATGTCCTTCATGGCTGTATTCAAGTCCTGATCGGACAGGCCAGACATCTTTGTGCGCAGTTCATCCGCGATAGCGGCCATACTCTTCATCGAGCCGTCGGCGTTGAAGAACTCGAGTCCAAGCTCGTCCATTGCCGCGGCGGCCGTTTTCGAAGCGGGGACAAGCCGGGTCAGGAAGTTCTTGAAGGACGTGCCGGCATCCGAACCGCTGGCGAACGCGCTCGACGTTGCTGCGATAACGGTGTTGAAGTCCTCGAAGGTCACGCCAAGATTCCCGGCCACGCCGCCAGCCTGGCCGATGGCAAGCCGGTAATCGTCAAAGCCAAACTTCGACTGAAGCAGGACGCCGGTGATGCCGTCGACAAGACCGCCGAGTTCCTTTGCCTCCTTGCCGAAGTTCATCATCACGTCTGTTGCGACATCGGCTGCTGCCGACAGATCGGAACCGCTCGCGGCTGCAAGAGACATGCTGGCAGAAACTGCCCCATCGAGGATCTGGCTTGCTGCGAGGCCGTTCTTCGCCAGCATCTCCATGGCGTCAGCGGATTCGGAAGCCGAGAAGCTGGTATCGGCCCCGAGCTGCACTGCCATGTCGCGCATGGCCTTGATCTCATCGGCCGTCGCCCCGGTCGCCGCCTGCACGCGGTTCATGCTGGCTTCGAAGTTGCCCGCCGTCTTAATCGTGAGCGCGCCGAACGCGGTCAACGGGGCCGTGATGGAGGCTGACATGGTTGTGCCGATGCTCTGCATCGACTTGCCGAGCCCCTTCAGCCCTTTCTGCAGGCCGGAAATGCCCTCCCAGAACTGCGCGCTGTCGATCCCCAGATTGACCCTCAGGGCGCCGATAACCGCACTTGCCATGGATTACCTCTTTCGGGAAAGAGCCGCCGTCCATTGCATGGCAATGGCGATTTGCTCTTCAATCGTCTGCCGGCGCTTTGGCTTGTCCGCGCCGTGCAGCATCTCTTTCAGTTTCGGTGGTTTCCTCACGCGCCCGATCATCGCCGTATGCCAGGCGAGCCACGCCCGCTCGTTGTGCTCGCGCCTCAGGCGGGCTGCTACCCCGGCGAGAATGACGGCGATTTCGCGATAGGTGAGCCGCCAGAAAAGCGAAGGCTCTTGCCCTGCTTCGACCCATGACTTCAGGAGGTCGAGCGGCTTTAAGCCTTCGCCTTCGGAGGGCGGCCGGCTTCCTTCCCCTCCGCTTCAGGAAAGGCGAGTTTGAAGGCTTTGCCGATCGCTTCCATACAGGCCGGAACCCCGGCTTCAGTCGCGATCTGTCCGGCCTCTTTCAGGGCGGTCTCATCGTGGTGATCGCGCAGCGCGGCCCACACCAGAGCGCGCACCGTGCTCATGCGCACATTGCCTGGATCATTGAGAGACAGGGCTATCTGCGCCACTGGCTGTCCAAGTAGATCTTCAAGCTCGCACAGTGCGTTGACGGAGAACGAAAGAGTATACGCCCGGTCGCCGACCTGAAGAGCGACCGAGCCGCGATGTGGGTTCGCCATGATCAGGTAGCCATCCCCGTGACATAGGAGCCGGTGACCTTGATGGTGACGGTCGCCGTCATCTTGTCATCGGTCGGGGCGGCGGGCTCATAACCGGTCAGCAGGCCCGAGAACGTCCAGGTGACGTTGTTCGGGAATGTGATCCGGCATGTCCGCCGCTCCCGCGCGGTGCGCCAGTCCTGAATGGCAGTGTCACCTGCACCACCTGGGATGAAGTTCATTTCGAAGGAACACTCGCCTGGGTCGCGCAGGCCGAGAATGAATTCTCGTGTGGCATCGGGCGATTGCATATGGGTGGCATCGATCACGTCCATCGTGTCGGATGGCGGCGTGATGTCGTAGACCTCCGCGATGTCGGTAAAGACCTCAGGGTCTGCGCCATCGCCTACGGCAAATTTACTGCCATAGCCAATCATGGCTTCGGTTTCGGCCATTTCAGTTCTCCTGTTCAGGCGTGGTGGATGATGAAGTCGAGGGAAGTGCGGAAGCGGTTGTAAACGTCATCATCCTCATCGGTGGTCGGCAGGTCGCGCTCGCCATCGAGGAAGATGCCTTGGATATTGATTGCGCCCTGCTTTCCCCGGCGTCCGGAGAGAGCATTGACGATCGCGCGTGCTGTCCGTTTCGCTTTCGTGTAGGTCAGCGCGTACACATCAATCTGGATCCGCCGCTCCTCATAACCAGAGGGCCCGGCCATTGTGTAATCCGGCAAGCGCGTCACGCTACGCACCAATGCGTATTCGGTAGACACACCTTGTGGCGCACGGCCGGGATAGACCTGCGTGCCGATCTGGCCCGCTACGCCGGCGTCGGCGAGCAGGATTGCAATGATTGCTTCTTCCATGGACTATTTGCCGGCCTTTGCCGCCTTGCGTGCCTGACGCTGTGCCGCCTTGTCGATCTCGGTCCAAAGCAGGTGCTCGATGATGTGGAGCGCCTGCCTTTTTGTCGCGTCCCAGGCCGGTCGCATAAAGGGCTGAGGCGGGTGGCGTTCGTTGCCGAACTCCTGCTGCACGCCGGCGGGATCTGCTGCCCCCACGAAAACCTCTGCACTCGCCCGGTCATCAGCAAAGGTCTTGCGGTGAAGGGCAGCTTGCCGGCGCGTCAGCTTCGTGCCCACATCGATATTTTCCACCAGATGCAACTCGAGCTTCGGCGCTCGGTCGCGTGCGGCCCTTGCGATTGGCTCGCCTGCCTCCTTCAGCACGCGGCGCAGAACGCTCTTGCCCGTTGCTTTTGGAAGCTGGCCGAGCGCTCGATCGAGTTCACGCAAGCCCTCGATCTTCACCTTCATCCCGCGCGCCATCAGACAACCTCGAATGTGACCTTGCCGCGCAAGGTCTCCAGAAGAATCTCGCCAGAGTGAGGGTTGATCGAGATATTCCCTTCCGCAGTTCTCCGCGGGTGGATTACGATGCCTTCGACATCATCGGCGGTGATAGCATCTTTCAACAAAGCGCGATCTAGATAGACGAGAACCTTGCGGCCATCGCTTGCCAAATCGCACCATGCTTTGTAGCCGGCATCGTCTTTGTCGCAGGAATAGCGCATCAGTCACTGTCCTTCACGGCCGTGATTTCGATGAAGCGGAAGCGACCTTCATTGGCCTCCTTAACGCCGAGGATGTTGAACGTCGCCCCTTCATGGACGAGGCGGTCCTTCGTCGTGAGTGTGCGCGTCTCAGAGGAAGATCGGACGACAAAGCGCGTGGTAAGCGTCGATCCGATTTGACCGGCGGCGAACTTCTCGCCGTCACTCACATCCCTTCGCTTGGCGCGGCATGTAAAGAAATCCGCCCAAGTTTCGATGGGCTCGTTAAACTCATTTGGAACAGAGGTGTACCGCTGGATGGTGATCTTGCGGTCGAGGTCTTGTGCCGTAACCATCAGAGGCTGAACCTGCGATACTTGGAGATCAGCGCGTCTTCCGCGCGCTCCAGGTTGGCCGAATTCGCCTTCGCCGCCTCGTCATAGCCCAGCTGCACGCGCATGATCATGGCGACGCGAATGTCATCGGGCACGGTTGGCTTCGGCGGCGTATCGTCTGTGTTCGCCCATCCTGCCCGGTACTCCACCTGTACCGCCGCACTCTCATAAAGGTCGGGTGGATGGTGGTAGCCGTGCCGGAACTGAACGAACGAGCGCCCCGCTCCATCGGTGCGAAGCGCATAGTCTGCTTGGTCGATCGTGGCGATCTGGCCTTCCTTGTTCCGCCATTTGACCGATGACACGGCGATCACTGGCCCGAGCGGCAGATGCAGGCAATCGAAGCTATCGAACTCCTGCCGCCAAGTCTGTTCGACAAGGACGATGCCGAGGATGCCCGTCCAGCCCTCGTAGTGCGCGACGGCTGCGCGGATATCCCGCTCGATCACCGCATCATCATCGGCGGTATCGATGCGCAGCGACTGCTTGACCTCCTCGACCGTGACCGGAAGGATGGAGGGCGCTTCAACGAGGACGGGGCGGTACATAGGTTACTCGCTCTTGTTCTTCGGGGCGCCCGTTTCAGCCTTGTTGGTCGGCTTGCCCTCGGCTTCAGTCTTCGGCGACAGCACGCCGTTTGCGATGAGATGCTTCACATCGCCTTCATTCGCTTCTCGCGTATCGCCGGGCAGATACATCTTGTCGCCGAGGTGTGGGCGGGTGACGTAGAATTTCATGGCAGGTTCTCCTTCTCGGTTCATGAGAAGGGCGAGCCAAAGCCCGCCCCTCGTGATGAGCCGAACGGATTACGGCGCAGCCGGCGGGTTGATGGGGCCGGAGACGAAGGCCTCGGGACGGTAGACGGCGAGCGCCAAGCGCTCTTCGCCCAGGATTGTGACGAGGTTTTTCGTGAAGTCGTCGTTCACGTATCCGACCTCGATGCGCGCGTCCCAGCGGTCGAAGAGCTGGGCGCCGAGGCGGAAGGCACCGGTCAGGAAGGTGCCTGCTGCCATGGCCTGGGTCTGCACCACCGGCAGGCCCCACATGGTGGGCGCGATCGTCCCTTGTGGATTGCCGATGATATAGCGCCCGTCAGCGTCCTTCAGGGTCTCGATCGACGTCCAGTCGATCGGATTGAGGACGTGACCAGTCGCCGGATACTCGGCGAGTGCTGCCTGCAGCATCGCGATGCGAAGTACATCGATCTGCGTCATCGGCGTGGGAGGCGTGAAGCCTGCCGGAACCGCGTAAGCCGAAGCCTGGGGCAAAATGCCGTGCAGGTTCTGCCCGGTGCCGTCACCATTGAGAAGCTGCTGCTCCTCGACATATGCCAGACCATAAAGGAGGCGATTGTCGATGATCGAGCGGAGCTGGGCGAAGTCATCGAGGATCTGCTTCGAAGCCTTCATCCAGTGCGCGATCACCTTGGCCGAGGTGGTGACGACATCGAACTTCAGGTCCGATTCCGGCTTGGCCGCAGTTTCTGCGACCGGAGCCGCATTGTTGGTGAAGCCCGTTTCACGGACATACTCCAGAGTGTTGCCGTCCATCTGGCCGGGCGAAATCAGATCTCGCACGGTCAGCCGGCGATCCGGGAGCATGAGGACGCCGGGAAGACGGGTCGGAGCAACGCCAGCTCCGGCCGCCCCCGCGGTGTCAGTGGTGGCCGAGGTGATCGTCGCCTTGACGCGCATGTCGGCACCGCGGGCCTGCTTGGAGAAGCCGGCTTCCTGGAAGGCCTTCAGCCCATCGGATTCGATGAACTGCTGACCGATGGACTTCTTCTCATCAGGCCCGTTGCCGCCGCCGCGAGCAAGCTTCTGCTCGATCTGGGCAAGCTGCTCGCCAAGCGTGTTCATCTTGATGAGGGCGTCGTCTGCCTGCTCCTTGATTGAGTTGGCCAGGGTCTCTCCCGCTTTTGCCTTGCCGAGCGCCTCCTCGGCGATGGCCTTCACGGCATCCACGGCCTGCCGGTGCTCCGCCTTGATCTCGGCGGCGAGCTCGGCGGCAGACTTCGTAGCGGCCCCGCTACCGCCATCATCCGGCGGGGCGAAGAAGATGCGCGGACCAATGGCCGAGGATGCGAGCCGCGCAATGCCGCCCGCTCCGACCGCTGCGATGGGAGCAAGGGCCGCGAGGTCGGCCGGGTTCACAATGCCACCAGCCGCATAAGCGCTGCCGGCGGTGAGGACGCCGAGGGCAGCGATCATCGCTACCGCCAGCATCGAAGAGATGCCCAGTTTCATGGGAGTACCTTTCAGATGTGAGTGGAGGTCAGCCGCGCAGTGCCTGAAGCAGTGCTACAGCGTCATTCGCCTGATTGCCCTCGGACTCACTCCGAATGGCCTTCGCATAGCCAACAGAGGCGATCTGTACGGCCATGGCTTTCGGGACACCTGCCTCACGCAGGATGTCCTCGAATTCCTTGATAGGCATGGGGTCGCCATCGCGAAGCCGGCGGGCGAACTCTTCCATGCGCTCGGACTTCACAGCATCGACCCGCGCCCGACGATTGGCCGGGAACGAGACGGGGCTGATCTCGTAGAGGTCGAGCTTCTTCAGAAGGCGGATATTGCCGTCCGGTTCGGTCTCGATCTCGCGGTAGCCGATCGAAAGACCGCGAATCGCCTTCGCCTTCAGCAGCTCGTAGATCTCGCGGGCGCGCTGGACGGTCAGGATGAGACGCCCTTTGCCCCAAAGCCCCTTGGCGTCCTCGGCGAGGTCCTCCCAAACGCCAATCGGCTCATTCGGGTTGTGCTGCCAGAGCATAAGGACGTTGCTCCCCTCGCGCTGATGGCGGGTCAGGCTCTCGGCGAATGCGCCCGGCATCACCTTCTCGCCATAGGAATCGACGTTGCCGAAGATGGAGCCGTAGCCCTCAAAGGTGCCGTCCTCCGACAGGTCCTTGACCTGCAGGGCGAAGTCCTTGGTTTTCATGTCTACTCCTCGACTAAGCGACAGGTGGCCTGCGGAGCGTGGATGCCATGTTGATCCAGATAGGCAGCTAGTTTGCGCTCGGCCTCAATTTGGCCGCGAGCTGCGAACTCCAAGCACGTCGCGCCCAGATGCGTACGAAAGCGGGTTGCTCGGTAAACTTTCCATCCTTCATCCTGCATCAGAACGTTCCTCCGAGATCAGTTGGCGCATGGCTTCTCTATCGATCTCCGAAATCGGGACGTTCTGCATCTGCATGCGCGGTACATCTCCGCCCTCAACCGGCGGCAGATTTTCGAGCGCACGGACCTCATTGATGGTCATCGCGCCAATGGCGGTCATCTGCTGGTAGAACCGGGCCCGACCGGCACTGTCGGCGCGCAGTAAACCCTCGAGATTGAATTCAATGGTGATGCCTGCCGCTTTGTCGGCCGGTGTGAGAAGCTGTTTTTCACAAGCCTGCTCGATACGCTTCAGTCGACGGCGCAGGGTGAACTTCTGGAAGCCAAGGGTCTGCTGCTCAAGGCCGGTACCCCAGCTCGTAGACTTCTCGGTATGGCCTATCATGAAAGGCGGAACGCCGAAGAAACGACAGATTTCCTCAACCGAAAAGCCGCGCGATTCCAGCATTTGCGCGTCTTCCGGGTTGATAGTTAGTTGCTCCCATTTCGTGCCGCCCTCCAAGACCAGCGGCTTGCCTGCATTCACCGATCCAAGGAACTTTTCCGTCAGCCTGGTTTCTGCAAGCTCACGCTGCTGGGGCGAAAGCCATTTTTCAAAGGTTAGGACCCCGGATGGGCGCAGCCCATTCTTAAACATCCCGCCCGCCGAGCGGTCGATCGCACGCGCCAGGCTGAAGGCGTGGCGGCCGAAATGCAGAGTGGACATGCCGCCGAGCGGGCTCCCGCCGAAGCCGCGGATGTGCAGTACCCTTTCTTCGGTCGCGGTGAAGGACTTTCCGTTATCCGTCCATCGATACTGGATGCTGCCATTCTGCAACCGGGTTACCGACATGCAGGCTGGGAGGATGGGCGTCAAAGCGCTCACCTTCCCGTCGCCACGCTCAATCAGCGCGTAGGCATTGCCCCACAGTTCGATTGACGCACACATGAATTCCCAGAAGTCCACGGCAGTCTGGTCGAAGTTCGGACTGTCGTGCAGAATGCGATAAAGCGGGTGATCCTGCGCCACCACGCGGCCATCCGGTCGGGTGCGGTAGACCATCAGCGGCAGGCTCGCGATCGTTCCGGCGAGGAGGTTCACGCACGCCCACACCGAGGAGAGCCCAAGCACCGTTTCAGCGCTCACCCTCTCCCCGGCATCGCCGATCTGCCCATCGGGATACCATCCCCTGGGGTTGCGCGGTGTGAGGTGGCGAACCACCGCATCTGCCATTTTCTGCAATAGCTTCACGCCGCACCTGCCAGGCTTTTGAAAAAGTCATCCATGTTGCCGACCTCCGCAGCCTCCGGGTTCCTGCTCATCAGCATCACGGCGTTGAAGGCTGCTATCAGCGGGTCAATCTTCGCCTTGCCCGCGGCCTGCTTGGTGATCGAGCGAGCGGACCCCTTCAACTCGACTTTGGCGTTGCCCACACACCAGGCCATCAGCGGCTGCCCTGCGTGAACCAGTGTCCCATCGCTCAGCTTGCGCTCGGCGCCGAGAATGGCCGGGTTCAGATAACCCCCCTGGGAGACGCCGGTTATCGTCCCGCCGTTGTCGACCGTATCGAAGCCTCGGTTGATCAGTTCATCTACGAGAGCTGGGAGCCCTAGCTTGTCAACGCCGATCCCCGCTTGCTCGGGGAGCAGACCGGCATCGCGTACCCGCTCACAAAGATCCGCGAACTCCTCGATATCTTGCGTCGGCCTCTCGCAGAAGACCAGATCGCCCTTACCTGCGAAATCCTTCAGAGTGGCGGCTATCTCTTTCCGCCGTTTCAGGACGATCGGGTGTGCCCAGGCCCTGCACCACAGAAGCCACCGGCGCGTTCCCTTTTCGCGCCCGAGGAATGCCCCCCCAAACAGATCGTCCAAACCCCCACCGTCACCGCCGATCACGATCACGTCGCAGCGATCCAAGAGAGCGTCGAAGGTCAGACCCGACTCGACCGCCAATTCCCAATAATCAGCACCGGGCCACCGATCGGCCCTCAGGTTCAAACCGATCTCGACATTGAGATGCTTCGAAAGGAACGTCTGCAGCGCGCCATCGTCGCCGCCCTGAACCTTTGCCAACTCATCTTCGAGCCATTCCTGGCTGACCGAGCGGTTTAGGTTCGGGTTCGTGATGTAAAAGTTCTCCGGCTGGAGGTAGGCTCTCTCCTCAAGCATGAGATCGGGGAACTCATAGAGGACCGGCAGGCTCTTTCGATCCTCCACGATCCCGTCCCGCACATTGCGGAAATAATCCAGCTTTGCCTTGAACACACCGGCCGGCGGCGTATCGCTCTGCGTCGAGAGATAGATCACGAACCCTTCAGGCCGGGCCACCAATCCGCCGGTTGCCTCCCGGAGCATTGCGTCCGCATTCGGCTTCTTCCCAAAGATCCAGAGCTCATCTACGAGGACGAACGCCGCCTTTTTGCCACTGACCACATCCGTGTCCGCGGCTACCACCTTCAGGACGGCTTTCGTGGTCCTGTGCGTGATCTGCCGGAAATTCTCCTGGACGTGCAGGAGGTCTCGTAGTTCATCGTCGGCATTGACCATGTCACGGGCCGGGATGAACGAGTTGTTTGCGACCTCAATCGTCGGGGCCAGGATCAGCAGTTCAGCAGAGAACCGCCAATTCCGGATCAGCGCTGTGACCATGATGCCGGCGGCGATTGTCGACTTCGCGTTCTTCTTGCTGATGAGCAGGAAGAACTCTCGGATAAGCCGTTTTGCGCTCTGATGGTCGTACGCGCCGAAGATGGCGCGCACCCAATCGAACACCCACTGTTCGCAAGCCTCCCCAAAGGTTGGGCTTCCGGGGGCATCCACGATCCGCAGCGACTGGAAGACGGCAAGCGCGGCATCAGCCTCATCCGGAAAGAGCGGGTCGAACGGGATCAGTGACCGCCCTTCAACGATCCTTTCCTGCCAATCCAGGCAGGCAGTGCTCCATTGCTTCACTGGTTATTGACGACGAGCTTAGGCGGCGTCGGCGGGGCATACTTGCCCACAACACTCTCTGCCGCGATCTGCCGCTCTTCCTTCTTCCCAAGCTTCGGTGGCTTGGTCTCGCGGGCCTTCACGGCCTCAGCGGCGCCTGCTACACGACCCATTTCCTCAAGCTTCTTCTGGGCAGAGACATTCCCCGCCCGGGCGGAGGCGAAAAGAAGGCCGATGACCTCCTTCCTGCGCTGCGCATGGCCGTCCGCAAGTTCATCCGCGAAATGCTTGCGCAGCGTATCAGGATCGATGCCGATCGCACGGGCGATAGTGTTCTCGCTTTCGCCGCAGAACTTCATTTCCTCAACGATGCGCCGCTGCTCAACGCTTGGCCGGAAGGATGGCCTCCCTCCTTTCGATCGCGCCTTTTGCGGTTTAGGTTTTTCGGTCATCTCATCGCTTTGCCGAGAATTTCGGGGCGGAGGAAAAAATTGTGCGAATGGTGGGGGCGCGGGTCCGGGGCCGAGGGGGTCTCTCGACTTTTGCACCCCCCCTCCCTCGGTGTTGCCCCGTTGCAACACCCTCTCCTTGTTGCATTTCGGTCACAGCAGCCCTTGCCGCCGCTCCTCGCTCTGCTTCGTGCTGTCGTGATAGGCCTTGCTCACGGCGTGCAGATTGCTCTCATCCCAGAACAGACGCTCATCACCACGGTGCGGGATCTTGTGGTCGATGACAGGACTGTTCGGCGCAGGATGCCTGCCGACGAGGAGCACGCCCGTCTTCTGGCAGGTGAACTGATCCCTAATCAGAATGCGCTCGCGAAGCCTCTGCCATCGCGCAGTCTTGTACCAGGCGCGCCACGGCTGGGTTGCGTCCCTGTATCGGGATCGTCCCTTCTCGTCACCTGGTGCATAGCCTACCCGAGGGGCGAGAGTGCCAAGCCTGGGCTTCAGATTGGAGAGCTTAGCCATGTGCTTCCGCTTCTGGTGAGCGGCGGTCGGGCTTGTACATTAGAGGCCCACCGCATGCGCCATCACCCAAGCCCAAGTGATGAAGCCGATTGCACCGGACAGTACGACGATAGCGAACATGGCGGTGATGATCGTGTATGTGAGCCAAGTCGGAGCGCGATGCGTCGGAATACCCATGCATTGCTCCTGATTTTCAACCTATGGATGGTTAAAAGCCCCGCTCAGGCGATACTGGCGAGGCTTCAGCACAATCTGAGATATCGATCCCTTACCAGACCCAGATGCGCACCCAAACTTAGAACGCCACGGGGACAGCCACAATTGTAATGGCGTCCATCAAGTCGATCTGCCGCTTCTTTCTGCTTCCGATTCCTTGCGGGGCGTTAGTCACCCGGCCGCACTTGAATTAGCCAGGACGGCAGACCGTTCGCTTCCCACCCGGGTTGACGCTCGGGGGTAGTGGTGCGGGCTCAACGGCACTCTATGCCTCGTCCTCCCACGCTGTTCCCGGCTTGACCGGCCTTAGCCTCGTCGTCCGCCGTCCTGATTGAATGGGCAAAGAGGGCAGGCGCGGCCTTCATGAGGGGCAATCTCCCGCGCCGCCTTACTCTCGCTGCCTGTCGCTCCAGCATTGCCCACCGGACTGACCGCAGCGGCCCAACTCTCTCCGCTCTCGCGGAATTCTATGCCGCCTTCCTCTTCCTCGCCTCTCGCAGCCGACGCTTTGCAGCCCTCCATTCCTGAAGGGTCATGCCGGTCTTGCGTGTGAAGCTGGGATCGTCTCGCCACGAGTAGACCGGCTTGGTGTCGTACACCGCGCGATCTCCCTCGATCGTAGCGAATACATGCCCGTTTTCATGGGCATTTGGCAACAT